GAGAAGTTAGATAGTTCTCAAATATGTTTAATCTCTGTTCTTCAAGTTTTGACTTACTTAAAGAATGGACATTTTTCTTTATTTCATGAAGTCTTTCTTCATGCCATGAACCCTTGACTGGATCGTAAATCCACTCAACGTTTTCCATAATACCGTTTACGAAACATCCAGGTCCGCTTGGGTCGGAAACAATATCAACTGTTGAAAGTTTGAAATCTGGTTGAACAACCATAACACCATTTGATTCTTTCAAAGAACCCATACCACGTGTAGAAACACCAAGCTGACCGCCTGATTCTAGGAGACCTCTAGCAATTTCGCCCATAGGTGTTGAAGTAATCTTTGCTTTACCGTTAACAAAATTACCATCCCACTTTAATTCAGTGATGATATGTGATACACGGTCAAGATTAATAGTTGGTCCTGATGGATGATTTAGTTCGCCGAATGCTCTTTTAGCATTAACTACTTCACGAATGTATCTTGCTACTTCATTTTCTAGAATGTCTTTTTTATACATTCTACCGTTTTTGTTCTTTTCTTCAGCAGTCATAAAACGGCCAATGATATAATGTTGCCTTTTACCGTCTTCAGTTCTTTCGGTAATATATTGAGTTTCTTCGTTTAATTCGGCGATGAGTTTCATCTGTTATCCTCTGTATTCTACTGGAGCGGCTTTCATATTTGCTCCTGTTACTGTATCTGTTGGTCCTTTTGGAATAACAATTGACTCAGTATTTGATACTGTAGTGTTCGCATAAACCACACCATTAGCATAAGCTAAATTAAGAACAGCGGCAGCGCCAGTATTAACAATACGAATAGTTGTAGCTCCTGCAACATTATTGGCCGATGCAATTGATACTTCTGCGCCTTTTAATTTAATAAACATTATAGAGTCCCCACATCAAGTCTACCAGTTGAACCTAAAGTGCCACCAGTATATTCAGTATTAGTAGCGGCGCCTGACTCAGACTGTCCGTGCATTTTCCATGCCTTAGCATAAAGAACCTGCATGCCTTTTTCTTTACCATATTCTTTTACGAAACGTTCTTTGTTTGACTTAATCCACTTTTCAATCTTTGGATTTGGTGGAGCTACTTCATTAACTACTTCAGTTTCTTCTGCCATTTTCTTGCCAGTAACTTTTGCTCTGCCAACTGATGAACCATGTTCGCCGCCTTCAATCTCACGCTTTGATAAACCAGCAGCAAATTTACGTGCACCACCAAACATAGCACCAGTGCTCTTTAACTGATTATACTGTTTCTTACCTGGCTTTAATTTAGTCACTGGAACGTTTGACGACTTAGCAATATCAGAAAGCTTTTTTGCTGCTTTTCTCTGAGCATCGTCTTCAATACGTCCTTCTGAAACATGTTTTTTGTCAGTTAACATTTTCTTGCCCTTATATCTTGGCTCTTGATCTGAACCAGTTGGACAAGCAGACTCACCATGAACTTCGCACATCACACCTTCATTAGTGCGATTACATGCAGCTTCATAAACATCGTCTTTCTGAAACTTATACTTTGTAGTCTTGCTACCGCCACCCTTTTTACCCTTGAAGGCAGCTTCTGCATCATATGGATAATCATGAGTTTCAACGTCATGCTTCTTTACAAAAGCAACACCGTCTTTGGCGTTCCACTGATATAGGTTTTTATCATCAATGTCTGGCGGAGCAACTGAAGTTTTGCTTACTCCGGCGAACTGACCTTTGCCAGTAATATCTCTAAGTTTCTTCGCCATAATCCTCTTCCTCTGAGTTATCTATGTCTTGATCTTCAGCATCTTCTTCATAATCTGCTTCTGGTTCGTATCCATACATCTGTTGAGCAAATTCAATTTTCTTATTTTCTATTGCATTAGAAATACGATCAACAATCAAATCATTAAATGCTGCTTCGAAATCTGTTGGTCTCTGCTCTATTGCAGAAATAACTAAATCATCCAAACCATATTTATTAGCTTCAGTCATTTGTGTTCATCCTCTACTATTGCTGTTGTGCGTTTCTAACAGAACCTCTTTGAACTAAATCTGGGTTCTTTGCTAGAATTTGAACAGCTGCTTTATATTTTGCTTCGTCTGCCATAGTTCTATTAGCCTTTGGCATCTTTTTCATTTGATCAACTATAACTTCAGCGTTTCTGACTTCTTGCATTTTTTGAGTTAATTCTGGGTCTTGACCCATAGAACCTTCAACTCCCGGCTGCAACATTTGATCTTGTTGCTGTTGATCTGCCATTTGTTGTTGCTGAAGCATTTGTTCGTTTTGTAATATAGCTGGATTAACCCATCTATATTCGCCTTGATCTGCTAATTTGGTTTCATTGACAATTTGCTTATCATTCTTTTCGATATCATCATCTGATTGATGAAGGACATTTTTACGAACCCATTCATGGCTGTAATACTTACCAAGCATATCCTGAATATTTCTTGCTTGAGTAATTCTACCTTCAAGAATTTCAGCATCTTTTAGTTCTGTAAAGTAATTATCCTTAGCAAAGTCAAAACGAATGTCGTCAACTATTGCATTCCAATCATCAATAGTTGTAACACCCTTGAGGATTAGCTGCTTCTTTAACATTTCAAGGAATAGATTTGAGAACCTTCCTCTTAAACGAATACAGAAACGATTAAACTTTAGTTCGTCTCTTGTAATTTCTGTTGCTCTACCAACTGAGAATAGAGCATCTGAATTAAGTCTTGACACCGGAACATTAAGCGCCTGTAAAAACTTCTTTTGGAAGTATAGGACGTCGTCCATCTGTCCCAGTGTCTGGCCACCTGGTAGGGTAGTAACCTCCGTACCTCTACCACCTTCACGGCGTGGTAGCCAATAGTCTTCAAGCATCGTCATGAACTTACGATCGTCACGAATATCACCAGTCTGTGCGTCGTAAATTAGACGGTTCTTATGCTTAACCATAATGTCACGAACATACTGCTCTGCCTTCATCTTAGGAAGATTACCAACGTCAATATACCAAATACGACGTTCTGGTGCACGAGCAAGACGGTAAATAACTAGAGCGTCTTCCAATGTTCTTAACTGATTAAGCGGCTTGATTGCTTTATGTAGATAAGATAAAACCATTGTGCCTTGATTGTCAGTAAGACCAGACACAACGTGTAAAATAGAATCCTTAGCAATTTTTAGTCCTGTTGTTGATGGACCAACTGCTTTATTTCCGAAGTTGAAACCTTTGTCATTGAAAATGAAATATTCATTAACTGTCTTAGTTACAACTGCATCGCCTGGATTATTGGCTTGAATCTTTTTCTTTTGGACCTCACGGACTTTACGAATCTTACGTGGATCAACGTATCTTACTTCTTTGATACCTGCTGCTGGATTTTTATCATCAATAATAACATGATAATATAAACGACCATCAATATACCAGCGTCTATAAATTTCATAAGCATATTTGTTAAACCCTAAAAGGTTTAGACAATATTGAAATTCGTCACGAATAATCTTTTTAATATTTTCATTAACATTTAACTGCTCAAGATTAATTTGAACAATATGTTCTTCGTCAATTGAAATAGATTCATTAACAATTTCGTCAACAGCGGCATCACATTCTGGTTGTAATGACATCTCACGATATTTTGTTACTAACTCTGCTTCAGATCTAACAGTGCCATCGAGATCAACATAAGTGCCAAAAGCACCACCTGCTGATACGACTACTGCACCATCATCTGAGTCCTTTGGAGGAGCAAATGATGGTAACTCTATGTCTGGACGTTTTTTTCTGAGTTCGAAGCCGAATAATTCTGCCAAATTTTTTCTCCAAGTATTGAGGGGAGATTAACTCCCCTCTTCAATAATATAAAGTATTTATTATAGTACCGATTGAGGCCCAACTTCAGTTTCAGCAAGATAAGTAGTAACCTTACCTGATGTTTTAACTGAAGCGTCTTCAACTGTTGGAATCCAATAATCATAAGCAAAGTTTACAGTAAACTCTTCAATATTATTACCAGAATCCCAACCTAGACCAATACCACTTAGCTGTGTTGGGAAAGCGCCCCAGAGCTGATATTCACGAAGGACATCGCCATCCTTACTATATTGTGTTACGTCAATTAGTGTTTTATACTGTTCGGCAGAAGCAGTTGGAACACGAACGTTTGAAATTACAGTATTAATACCGTTTAGCCAAGCTTCGAACATTGAACGAACAGAGAAATCTTCATCGTTCATGACTGTTACTGACCAATCAGCATAAGTTCTTTCTCCAGCAACTTTAATCTTACGACCGAAATAAGGAATTTCGATGTTAGAAACAGTTGATTCAGGTAGTTCGGCTGCACGACATGTGAAAACGAACTTTCTGAAGGCTTCCGGATTTAACGGAATGCCAACTGGAGGAGCAACATTAATTTGGAAGAGGGAGGGTCTAGCTCCACCATAAACTAGACCCTGTGCCTTAAATTGATTAATATTGAAAGCCATCTATTTTACTCCTTTGAGATTTTATCTATTTATTAAAACTTTCCGATAACTTCAGTAAACTGCACTCCAGTTGGAACAGCAATAAAGTTAAGCTGGATGAAGTTAATGCTTCTCGCAGGTTTAATATAGATATCACCGACAAACTGATTGCTGTCGATAATTTGTGGCGTATTATTTGTATCGTCACAAACAACGTAGAAGTCAGTAATACCACGTCTACCCTGAATATTGCGTAGGTATGGTGTTACTAGGTTCTTGAACTGCGCTCTAGTAAATGCGTCATTGAACTCGAATAGTGAATATTTAGCTGAAAT